GTTATAAGGTTAAAAGGAAAGTCTCTTCGGTTTTGGTAGTTCCGAAGAGACTTTTTTTATATAAATTGACAAATAAACTTTTTTAGATGGCATCGACAACTCCACTAGCAACACTTGTTCAAATTAGAGACAAACTTCTAACTGCTTATTTAAAATTAGCAGAAGAGGGAGTTTCAAGTTATTCAATCGGAGATCAAACTTTTACTTTAAAAGACACAGGAAACATTTTAAACGAAATCGAGAGATTAGATAGGTTGATAGCCTTGAAAGATAGAACTCTCGGAGGAGGAGGAAGAAACAGAATAACATTAAAGAACTTCGATGGCTAAGAAAAAAAAACCTTCAAGATTAGGATTTGCAACCAAGCAATTCCTGAAAGCATTCAGAGGATATGATGCAATAAAGAACACTCGTTATCGAGCGAGAAGAGGCTACGATGCTATTCGATCCGAGGAGATTGAGTTAAGTAATTACGACAGAGATAAATTAATCTCTGCTGCTTTAGAATTTAGAAGAAACAATCCTGTCGTTGCTTCAATGTCTCGATTGAGAAAAGCCGACATTGTTGGAAGAGGAATTATTCCACAAGCGAACACAGGAGATGAAGCTCTCGATTCCAAGATTGAAGAGGAGTGGGCAGAGTTTAGTCACGATCCTGACATTACAGGTCAGTTTGATATGAGAGAAATTCAACAACAAATGGTTGATTCTCTTTTATTCTATGGAGACTGTGGTTTGGTTGTGTTAGATGGAAAAGTTCAATTCATTGACGGCTCTCGAATCGGTAATCCAAAAGGACAAGCAACAGGATCAGAGAAAGACAACTTTCAAAACGGAGTTGAGATCAACGAAGTTGGAAAGCCTGTAAATTATTCAATCGGTAATCGAGTAAACGGAAGTTTAAGAGATTACAGGTTAATCTCTGCAAAAGATTTTATTCCTTTCTTTAGAAAGATTCGTCCTGTTCAATATCGAGGCATTCCTGAACTAGCAACAATTCTAAACACTCTCCAAGATTGTGATGAATACGATAAAATTGAAATGATCTCAGCCAAGGTTGCTGCTTCATTGTCAGTTGCAGTTAAGAGACAGAACTCTTATGAATTTGAATTACAAAATAGATTAGATAATTCTGAGCAAGATGACATCGGAGGACTAGAAACTTTCGAGACAGGAAGATTCCATTACTTAGAACCTGACGAAGATGTCAGCGTTATAAGTTCAAACGGCAGACCGAATGTCGATGGAGTCGAGTGGGTTTCTTACTTGCTTCGCAAAGTTGGATCAGCAGTCGGCATTCCTTTAGAATTTTTATTAATGGAGATCGGAGGAAGTTCTTTCTCTGCATCTCAGGGAGTCGTTCTTCAATATCAACAAACTGTTGAGAGTTATCAAACTGATTTGATTAGAGCGATGCAAACACTTTACAAAAGATGGTTATCTCAAAAGATAGCCGATGATTCAATCTCAATTCCTTCAGGAGTGGAGAATCCTTTCAAGGTTCGTTGGCAAAGACCTGCATTCAGGTGGATCAATCGAGCAGCACAAGTAAAAGCTGACTTGGATTATTTCCGAGTCGGTGCAATGAGCTTGGATGATATAACTGCTCCTTTCGGTTATACTGCCGAAGATGTTATGGTTCGCAAAGCTCAGAACATTACAAAAGCAAAAAGAATCGCTGAACAGAACGGATTAGATTGGAAAGATTTAATTAATCCATTCCCAACATCACTATCAGGAAATTATTCCGAAGTCATTGACGATGCCTCTGCCTAAACCAACAAATAGCGAAAAGCAACCTGAGTTCGTAAATCGTTGTATGAGCGATGAAGAAACAGTCAAAGAGTTTCCTGATGAGAAACAAAGAGTTGCCGTTTGCATTGGTATTTACAAAAGAGAAACTCAACTGAACGAAGGTTCAAATGATAATGTTAGCGAGACAGTTGAGAAGGGATTGAAGAAAAAACTCGAAGATCATAAAGAGAGGGTTGGAAAAGATAAGAAGAAGCAAACGACTTTAAGGAAACTCAAGATTGTTTATAATCGAGGAATCGGAGCTTACAGAACAAATCCAAGTTCGGTCAGACCTTCTGTCGGTTCTCCTGAACAATGGGCGAACGCTAGGGTTAATTCATTCCTTTATGCTTTGAGAAACCTTCGTTACAGAAGTGGGAAACACGATACCGATTTACTTCCAAAGGAACATCCAATCAGGAAGAACATAGATAAAAAAGAAGCAAGTTTAGATGAACACAGGAGATATGAAGACGGAGAGATTATTCCTTCTGCTCTTCCTCCTGCTTATAGAAAGAGCAGAAAAGATGGAGAAACAAAAGGACAAGCGTGCATTAATTGCAAATTTTACAAAGAGGATCAGAAGGATCATCGTTTTTATTGCACTAAATTTGAAGCTCCTGTTCGTCCTCAATATTGGTGCAAGGCTTGGAAAGCAAAAGGCGAAGCATTAGCAGAAACCTACAATGATTATCCTGAGTCAGCTTCAAACAATGCAAAGAGAGCTTTGAAATACAAAGCTGAGAATCCTGACAACAAGTGCGGCACTCAGGTTGGTTGGGCAAGAGCTAATCAATTAGCTAAGAAAGAAAGAATTTCAAGAGACACGATTGCTCGAATGGCATCATTCAAAAGACATCAACAACATAAAGATGTTCCCTATGATGAAGGTTGTGGAGGATTGATGTGGGATGCTTGGGGAGGAACTTCAGGAGTCGAGTGGGCGATCAGAAAACTTAAACAAATTGACAAGAAAGCGAATAGTAAAATGAGTAGCAAACAATATGGATTTTCAGCGTTAAACATTTCCGAGTCTAAAATTGACAAGGATTCAGGTAAGATGTTTGGAGTCTCTCTCATAAGCGTAGGCGAAGCACTAGGTCACGAATTGTTTGTCGATGACGATAGTCTCGACACAATCCTCCAAGCGATAGACGGAGAAAAGATTCCTGCTTACATCACTCACAGAGGAGCTTTATTTGAAGACCGACTAACTAGAGAGATCGGAATGTTTACAAACTTTAGAACCGAAGGCGACAGACTGATGGCAGACTTTGAAGCCTTCGATTCATTTAGAGAAGACGATGCTCGCAAATACAATCGATTATTCGAGATGGCAGAAAAGATTCCTGAGCGATTTGGATTAAGCATTGTATTCTCAGCAACTCAGGCTTGGGCAACTCCTGAAGGAGATGTTGAATTAGGAGCAAGACCTGACAACGCTTTATTTGATTTCCCATCAATCAGGGTTGAAGAAGTTACTTCTGCTGACTTCGTTGACACTCCTGCAGCAAATCAAAAAGGACTTTTTTCAAAATTAGATATTAAACCAACTAGCAAAATGTTAAAATCAGAACTCATCGAAGCAAATGAAAAACTCTCTGCTGAGAACGAAGCTCTTAAAGCTAAGATCGAAGACCAAGAGTCTGTCGAACAAAAAGCATTAGAAGCTCAAGTCTCACAAGAAGAGGCACAGATTGAGTCAAGCAACGAAGTTCAAGAAGAAACTTCATCCGAAGAAATCCAAGAGTCTTTCAATAAAGACGAAGAGATGGCAGTCACAGACAATGAGAAAACTATCAACAAAGGTGGTTCTCAAGGTTTAGAAGGTCACGAAGATGAAGAGAAACTTGAAGAAGAAGAAGCTCAAGAGGAAGAAGAAAGCCTTGAAGAGAAAGTTGCTTCGCTTGAATCTGTTATCGAAAGCCTACAAGAACAACTCAAAGAGAAGGAAGACGAAATGTCTAAACTTAAGGAGGAGCTTGCAGGTCACGAAGAAGAAGAAAAAGAAATGAAAGAAAAGCTCTCCAAGGTAACAGAAGAGAACTCAAAACTTTCTGCTCTTATCAAAGGAGCTAATCCAATTGAAGTAAGTAAAGAAGATGATTCAACTTGGTCTCCAAGTAAATCTCTTAAAGATCAATTCATTAAGGATTACGCTAAAGAAAACAATATTTCAGAATTTACTGCGACTCTTCGCTTAGGCAAAGAGAAGCCTGAACTTTTTAAACTATAACAATTAATTATTTAATAATATGTCAACAGTAATAAACGGAACTCAACGCACTTTTACTGCAACAGGCACAATGTCAGCTTACATCTTAGCCAAGTTAGATACTGACGGAACTGTCTCAACTGCAACAAAAGTAGCGTCAGGAGAAACTCGTGTAGGCTTCACAACAAGAGAAGTCTTAACAGCAGGGGATTCAACAGGAATCGCTTTGCTTAATGGTGGTGGTACTGCTTACGGAATAGCAGCAGGCACAATCACTAATGCAGGGACTGCTCTTTATGGAGCGTCAGGTGGTAAACTGGGAACAACTGCTTCAGGTGGTGTTGTTGGTTTCTCTTTAACTTCAGCAGTAGCAAATGATGTTATTGAAGTTTTACTTCACGAATCTGCGTAACATAGGAAAATTTTAAATTATGTCTTTATATCCAAATAACGCATTCAATCCTGTGCTTTCAGAAGCACTTAACAAGATAGGCGAAAACAAATTTGTTGGAACACAAATTCTT